TCTGGAGCTACTTTTTCTACTTCTTGAGCTATCACACCCATTTGTCTTTCGCCATCAGCATCGATTCTATCAAAAGTAACACCACGTATTTGACATACTTTATCTAAAGCATCTGGTATTGTTTCTATGTTCTCTTTAAGTCTTTTATCTGAGAACGCAGTCACATCATTATTAAAGGTTGCTGCTCCAGCAGCACTCATATCTAGCACCATAGCTGAAATAATACTTCCCCCATCATTTCCACCCAGTATAAAATCTTTGTCTTGCACAGAAACATCCATTCTAAAGTTTGAGCTATCGTTGTTAGCTATTTTTCCAATTAATGTGCCAGCATCTTTAAATAAAACATCACCACCATCAGCATCTAAGATAATATCACCAGCAACATCAAGTGTTAAATCACCTGAACTTAAGTCAATCTCTGTACCATCAATGGTTATATTATCTACGACTACACCAGCATTCGCAGTTACCGCTCCGCTAAAGGTTCCCGTAGTGGCTGTTACTGAACTATTAAATGTAGCCGCTCCTGCTTCACTCATATCTAATGTTAATGCTGTTATGTTAGAACCACCGTCATTTCCTTGAAAAATCATATCTTTATCACTAACTGCTGCTCTAATAGTTAAGTTACTACTACCCATACTAATTTCGCCTATCTCTGTAGTAGCATCATCAAATAAAATAGAGCCACTATCAGAATCTAAAGTAATACTTCCTGCTACATCTACAAGTAATGAACCTGTAGATAAATCAATCTCTGTGCCATCAATAGTAATATTATCTACTGTTATACCACCGTTTGATTCTAAAGATGTTACAGCGGTAACTGCATCAACAACATTAGTGCCGTTATTGTATACCCACATAGTTTTACCTGATGGTACTCCAATTCCTGAACCAGAAGGAGTCTTGACAGTGATAATATCAGCTGTACCGTTGTGAACTAAGTAATTTTTTTGTATTGCTGGAACAACTAAGTTCTGTGCTCCACCTGATGTACCTGTTAAATTAAGTCTTAGATGACGAGCTGATTGTGTAGCGTTTGAGTTTGATAAAGTAAGAGTTACTTGACCGCTTGAAAAAGGTACATCCACAGTACCTACAATAGCTTCTTCTAAAGCTGTACCTAAATTAGTATTAGTAGTTGTACCCCAACTACCTGATTGCTCACCTGTATTAATTAATTCTACTTTTAAATCTGAATATGAACTAGCCATTTCTTTCTCCTATTAGCTTGATTTACCTGCTAATGGAACACTTGTAACGTGAATTTTGGTATGTCGCTTTCCATTCCACGTGGCACCACAATCTGAGCAAGTCCCTGATTTATATTCCTCTGCATCTACACTCATTCCACAATTAGAACACTCTAGATGTACTTCATATTTACATTGTATTATACCACCATTTAATTTTTTTGCTTCAATTATCATGCTGCTATATCCTTCCAATTTGGTGTTTGAGATGTATCTACTAAGCCCCATACTAATGTAAATCCGTTTGTTTCACAAGTGCCACTAACACCTGTAACAGATGCTGTAGCTCCTCCTGTTGCACTTGAACTCCCAATAGCCGTAGTAGCTACTAATCCTGTTACAGGTACGGTATTGCTACTTTCTTGAGTTACTGTACCTAAAGCACTTGTTCCAGCTACGCCTGTAACTGTTATGTTTGCTTTTGCAACTGTGGTTACTGTACCTAGAGCACTTGTTCCAGCTACGCCTGTAGCTGCTGCGTTTGCTTCTGCTACAACTGCCTCTGAACCTAAAGCACTTGTGCCTGCTACTCCCGTAACTGCTGCATTTGCTTTTGCAACTGTGGTTACGGTACCAACAGCACCCGTAGCTGCTTCTCCTAAAACTTCACCTGATTTATCTCCAGTAACAAGAACAGAAGCTAATGTAGTAGTCCCAGCTACACCTGTAACAGATACACTAGCACCAGCACCAACTGTAGTGGTTCCTATAGACCCAGTTGAACTAACACTTACAGAGCCTTCACCATAAGCAAGAGCGTTCCAACTGGAGCGTCCCCATCCATCTAAAGGTACTACTATTCCTGCCATATTAGTTTCCTAATGGGTTGTCGTTAATAATATCGTATACTTTGCCAATCTCTCTTTCCATCCAAGCAGATAATTTATCTTCTATATCTCCCATTTCTACATCAAGTTTCTCTAAACTTTCCCAGACATCATCAATATTATCGCTATTAAACTGCACTCGTTCTTCAGTTGTAGTTAGTCTATCATTTAGTGTACCTGTATCACTACCAGCTACTTTACCTTCCATAGCCACTAAACGTGTGCTTAGGTCTGACATCCACCATACGAACCCACCTGCTGCTGGAACTACTGATAAGACTATCGTAAGTAGCACTGCTGGTGAAAGCATCAATGTCTTGCTCATATATCATCTCCTGTGTTAATAACACTGTTTCTTGAATTGTAATTGTTTCTGGTATAGAGGTCAATGTAACTAGGTTTATGACACTTATTTGCCCCAAGTTATCAGCGTTTGTAGTAGGCTTTTTAACTTCGACCACATCTTTTGACTTGCTAGTTTTAGTCGATTTATCAGCGACAGTTTTGTCTTTAATTGTTTCTTTTTTTGTGCTGGTTTTCTTAGTATCTTTTTTCTTTTTGTTGACACTTTTTTCTTCTTTGGCTTTTGGTTCATCGGTGCCTCCGTTTGGTACGATGCTGTCATCATTTGTTTTACTCTCTGGCTCTGTCTCTTGTTCATCATTTTTTACAACCTCCATGTCTTCTTGCATATCAGGCTCTTTTAATTCTTCAGGGGTTTCTATTTCAACTATCTCAGACTCTATTTCTATAGGCTCTTCAATATTTATTTCAGGTAGTTCTTGAATCTCTTGAATTTCTTGTACAGCCTCAATTTGAGGAGCAACTTCTATAGCTTGAATTTCTACAGTGGGTACACTGATAGGCATATTTATACTAGCTATTTCTACAGGTGCATCTATTGACATATCTGTAGGTATATCCATGTTCATATCAATACCGATATCCATATTACCTATTTCAGGAGTTAATTCAATAGTTGGTATTTCGGGCATTATTTGAACATCTTGTATTAAATCTAAAGTAACTTCAGTAGATAAATCTATAGTGCCAATCATAGTAGGTTCAATAACAACAGTCTCAACAACAGTCTCAACAACAGTCTCAACAACAGTCTCAACAACAGGTACAACCACAACAGGTTCAATAACAACAGGAGCTACATAATCTTGGTATGTTACTAATAGCTCATAGTTATCGGTAATAGGACCTAGCCAACTACTTGAGTCTCCTGTATCAATACCTTGTAAGCTAAATGTAATTCCAGTCTCACCTGTTAAAAATGTATCATTAATAGATTTAGTAAACGTGTGATGAGTCCAACCATCTTCGTATGGCACTGCTATTGTGTTAGTAGAAATCTCAGTGCCTGCTCCGTTTTTCAAAGTAACATTAGTAACAATCGTGTCATCACCACCAGCAGTACACCAACCATTAGGTGTGTTACCACAGCCATAGCCGTGATACTTAACAGTAACGTCTGTAATTTCTTTATTAGTTTCTAACCCAGAAGTATCTACAGATTGAGTGATAGTTGAAGTTTGCCCTTTAAATCTTATAGTAGGGCTGTTACCTGCATCATTATAAGAATTAGCGTCCCGCTTAACATTAGAATCAGATAGTGTCCATCCATTAGTATTCTCGTCAAATGTATTATTATCTAGTAGGTTGGCCGAAGTAGTCGTCTCGGCGTGGCTTACTAATATTGACATGCAAGACATTAGGGTTGCCCACAATATTATTTTTATCATCTATTATTCCTAGTTCTATGTATTTAGCTTTAGCTTCTTTACCCACTAATCCGTCTATAGGACACGGGCTTCCTGCAGCCAGCATGGCTGTAAAAACTCTATTGTCTTGACATAAGATAGCCGTAGCTGACACCTTAAGTCCAAGTTGAGCAAGACTTCTGCTAAGTTTGATTCGTTCACAATTTTTGTCAACTACGTGTATACCAGCTGACGCATTAAATAATCCTGTACCAATAGCACCACTTCTAACTACTACACAAACATCCATAGCACCACCAATAGAAATTGAAGGTGAGATAGCTGATGCTGGCGGCTGGTCTTTGTAATAGATATTTGAGTCAGCCGCAAATATTGTAGCTGTATGCGTAAAAGTTATTACCATTATAGCTATAAAAAATAAACGTTCCATTAGCTTATATACTTAAGCTATTCGTATGATTGCATTAGAAGCATCAGCTGCAGGGAATACTACTGTAAAGTCTCCTGCTGTAGATGTCTTATCTGCACCAAAATCTAATACTGCTACCGCTTTGTCTCCTTGAGTATCATTGTATATTAATGCTCCACGAGCTGTAACCGTAGCTGTAGAAAATGTTAAATCATTAAAATCTAAAAACGCTGTAGTACCAGATGATGTAGGAGCGACAGCGGTAAGTGCTGCACCTGCTGCTGTATATCCTGTTCCTGATGCTTCACCAGAAGTTGTGTATGCTGTAGTAGCAGCACCTAAAGAAGCTGATGAAGTATATAATGCTAATTTAAAACTATCAGCGTTCGTATTACCACGAGCCACTGTTGTACTAAATGCATGAATACCATTCAACAACTCAACTTTAAATGAAGTACACATTGCTTGAGAAATTGCCATTTTATATCTCCAAAAGTTTAGTTAATTCAGAATGCCCTGCCTTATGCAGTTTATTCGCTATAGTTGTATGATTAGACTTTATAGCCTGTTTCATATAAAACACTAGAACTTGTCTAATGCTATCTTTGTAAGCCAAAGCCTGCTCCTTTAATAAAGGATTAGCTTCATCACCTACATAAATTATTTTAGCAAGACACAATTCTGCTACTTGCTCAGGTGTCATTCCTCCATCTGATGTAGTAATTACATCATAATCAACACCTTGTAATAGTTTTGCTTGATTATCCATTTCTTACAGGTATCCTCTCTTGTCCACTTCTATAAGCATCACGCCTATTTTTACCATCACCTAAGTTTTTCAACAACTGCATGACTTCACTGTATCTTGCTGTGTATTGAGTTACTGTATCTGCGTCTTCTTTCATAAACGCAGCTGCTTCCAGTAATGCACCATAAAACAATGCAGTATCAAAGTTGTCCCCCAACCAAGTATTACCAGCAGTAACAATGCTTTCTGGGTAATAGTAATAATGTAACTCAGCACTGTAATTAGCATCAGGTGTTGGCCCTAATATCATTGTATTATCGTCAAATATACCATAATATTCAGGTTTTCCATAGAACCCTGAATCAGTATCAGGAAACGATTCTCTTACAAAGTTAACATCTTTATTCAAAAGATAAGTGTATTCGTTGTCAGTATTTATAACAGCAATACTAAAGGTAGATAACCAATCACTAGGTAGAGAAAAATACTTATTACCTAATGACATTGTACCCGTTACATTCTTACGTAGGTCGGGTAACTGCACAGTGTTATGTATGCGTTGCTCTGCATTTTGAATAAAAGTATTAACATCAGTCGTACTATAGTCATTCTCTGTGTACGATTTGATTGCTGCTACTAACTCGGTATAAGTCATTATGCCATTGGTCCTCTAGCTTTAGTTCCTTTTGTAGCTGCTCCGTTACCACGAGTAACCACACCTTCAGTCTTTACATCCTTTTCAGGATAACCACCTGTATTAGGGGTAGCAACATTTTCAGGTTGTTTATAAGTTACCTTAGCTCCTTTTCTATCTTTGTTCATCATTTACTCCTAAGTTGTTGTAATAGTTACTGACCCTATTTGGCCATTACTTTCTAAATTATCTACTAATCCCTCTAATTGTAAAGGATTATTGAGTCCTACGGGGTTAAACCCATATTGATAATCTCTTTGTTCTTCTAGGTTTTTATCAGGTCTTGGGTCTCGTATTGCTTGGGGGTCATCTACAGGATACATACCTTGCATGTTCTGTGGGTGGTCTGGTTCCCAACACTCTTTACAAACTTTTATATTTGTTTCTGTGGTTCTTATAAATAAGTCTTTTAGTTCTGTTAGCTTATATTGAAAGCCACATCTGTCGCACTCGGCAATGGTATGTTTTGCTGAAGCGTACTTACTCATCTTCCTTTCCTTGGTTTAGTGTGTCCATAGCCTTTTTTCTTTAACGCCATATGTTTAGCATAAGACTCTGCTTTAACAGCTTTACCAGTCTTTGGATTATACATATTGTGAGCTTTGAAAGCTTTCTTCTTAGTAGCTTTCTTTTTAGTTGCACCACCTTTTTTAAATCCAGGTACACCTCTCATTCTCAAAAGGTCTTTTTTAGTAAATTTACCATCTCCTGTTATATCTTTAGCTGCCATCTTCTCTCCTATATGTGTTGTCTACGTGGAGCAATCCTAAGCGTAGCTTTATCTCTATCTTCAGTTGAAGCTAATGTCCACTGCTCTTCGTACTCTTGTTTTAAAAACTGAGTTCTATCACCTGCTTGAGGTATCTTTAAACTTAAATAAAATGCAAGTCCTGCAACTAAACAAGGTAAAAACCTAAATGGTATATCTTGTGTATTTACTCCTGTACCTGCATCATCAATTCTTTTGAGTGCCCAATAGACAAATGTATAGCTGTTATCTTCTGGAGCTGGCCATACATTTATATTCGGTTG